CTTTGATTCTGCTTTTATGCGTGGATGGTCCAAGTGGATGAGAAAAACGAGCCGCCATCTCATCACATGGTATTCAAAAATATTAAAAACTCCGCAGCACCTATCGCGCATAGAGATATGCGCATTGAATTTATGTCGGTGTTAAAATGTTTAAAAGAAAATATGTTTGTGCAGCTAAGATTTGTCACGCCAATAACACTGGAGATAAAGAGTATTGGAATGGAGTGGTAACGATTAAGTCTTGGCTAAAGCCAAGTGGCTAGGATTTAATTAGCACAGTTAGAATGATAGCTGTTGATAAGATGAAAGACAGAATTGACAGAGTTGTTTGCGAGAACGATGTGCAAATGGTAATGTTAAATAGAATTTAAGCTAATGCAGCTAAAATAATCTTAAACGGGAAATTTAAAATGAACATGAAATACTTTGAATACGCTCATTTGCCGCCACACCTACAAGAAGTTAGCAAGCCAATTGGTGAGCTGGCTATAATGATGAATGAAACGCTTCAAGACAGCCCAGAAAAATCTGCTGGCTTGCGTAAGCTGCTTGAAGCTAAAGATTGTCTTGTTCGCGCAAAATTGGGGTAATCATGGATAACCACGAAGAATAATTGGAACCTTTAGAGCTTGTTGCTGGTTCAGTGTCAGGTTTTACATATCAACGGCCAGCAATCTCACTATATGAGAGGCGCGGCGAGCTTGAATCAACTAGAGAGTTTGCTACTTTAGAAGACTATGCAGGCTGGAAAGCGTTACAAGACTAATCAAGCGATAAAATATAAACCCGCCATTGTGCGGGTTTTTTATTGCCCATTGCTTGACAATCTTGATTGGGCTACAATTGGTTGAGTAATTAACACATAATGCCTAGGGGGCAGAATGTTACGCAGAAATATGTTTTTAAAGTATTACCAAGCAGCGGATGATGGCACTGGCGCTGGTGGCGCTGGTGATGAAGCCGTTCCAGCAAAGACTTACACGCAGGCCGAAGTTGATGAGATAACTAAAGGACTTAAAGAATCTCGCGACACTCTGCTTTCTGAGAAGAAAACCGTGGCGCAGAAAGCCAAGGAAGCAGAAGAGGCGCGTTTGGCATTAGAGCTTGAATCGGCCAAGAAACTTGGTGAGCTTGATAAATTCGAACAGTCATTGCGTGCTGGTTTCGATAAAGAAAAGTGCGAGCTATCAACCACGCTAGAAGCCCTGAAAGGCAAGGTGGTTGGCGAAAGTAAGCGAGCAACGCTAAGCGCATTTACTAGCGCATTTAACGCGCCTGAATCGCTAGATTTGATTTCTCAGTTAGTAAAAACTGAATTTGACGGTACTGACGTCAAAACACAGTTCACAGATTTTCAAGGCAACGTCATTACTACTGACGCTGCCGAGTTCAAAAAATGGATGGCAAAACATCCAGCTATCAGCCATTTAATGAAGGCTGACGGAGCAAGCGGTGGCGGGGCCATCGGCGGTAAACAAGGTGCTAGGGGCACAAGCTTTGCTGATATGTCTTTGACTGAGAAGTCGAAGCTGGCAAATGAAAATCCAACTTTATACGCTCAAATGAGCAAAGCAATCTAAGGAGCCCTAAATGGCAACTGTTCAAATCGCAGACATCTACAACCCGCTTGTGTTTTCTGCTGCAGCGCAAGAATCACAAATCCAGCTTAACCGCTTTATTCAGTCTGGCGTTGCTGTGGTCGATCCTCGCTTAACCGCGATGGCAAATACTGGCGGTAACATCGGTGAATTGCCATTCTTCAAGCCGCTTGGCACTGAAGAGCCAAACTACTCAACCGATAACCCTGCCACGCTATCAACACCTGCAAAGATTACATCTGCAAAAATGGCGTATCGACTAGCCGCGCAAAACAAATCTTGGTCAACCATGGATTTGGCTGTTGAGCTGTCGCTCATTGATCCAGTCGGTGCTATCACTGGTCGCGTAGGTCAATACTGGGCAACAAACAACGAAAAGCGTTTAATTAACTCGATTCGTGGCTTAACTGCTGACAACATCGCAAACGATGGCGGTGACATGGTGTTTGACATTTCCGTAGTTGCTGGCGGCACTATTGCAGAAGCTAACAAGGTTGACGGCGCAGCTATGATTGATGCTATGCAGACAATGGGCGATCATGCAGCTAGCTTAGGCTTGGTTGCGATGCACTCCGTTGTTTATGCTCGCCTACAAAAGCAGCAGCTGATCGACTTCATTCGCGATGCAGATAATAACACTCAGTTTGCAACATACAACGGCAAGCCAGTTGTTGTTGATGACTCGCTTGTTGGCATTACTTATGACACCAACAAAGTGTATTTCGATACAGTATTCTTTGGCCGTGGGACAGTTGCACTAGGCGAAGGCATGCCAATGGTTCCAAGCGAGTTAGAGCGTAAGCCTGATGCCGGCAATGGTGGTGGTGAGCAGATTATCTATTCTCGCCGTTCAGACATCATCCACCCACTTGGCTTTACATTTACTAGCGCGTCTGTTGCTGGTCAGTCTGCAACTCAGGCAGAGCTTGCTACCGCTGCAAACTGGAACCGTGTTTTTGAACGTAAAAACATCCCAGTTGCAATCTTGCGCTCTAACGGTTAATTAAATGGCGGCTTATGCCGCCTTATTTTGGAGGCAGAATGGCAGAGTTAACACCAGAGCAGCACAATGAAGCTGTTTGGAAAAAGATTGGTGAGCTCAATGATGAGATTGCCAAGTTAAAAACAACTTTTAAACCAGTTGAAGCTAAGCCAGAGGTCACGCTATTGCAAGCCAATGGTGATGCACTAGCTGAGCGTCAGCGAAACTTTGAAAGTAAGAGTGCAGAAAAGGAAGCCATGCTTGCGCTTTTGGGTGAGCAGAAAGTAAAGCCTAAAAAGTAAGCCTAAACAAGCCCCTTGATTGGGGCTTTTTATTGCCTATGGATAAACCTGTTTGCTGTGGTATTATTAAGCATTGACAAAATACGGATAAAGCTATGCTGATAGTAGAAGATGGCACAGGTAAATCAGATTCGGACAGCTATGTATCGCTAATTGATGCCCGGGCATTGGCTGTTAAATACGGCTACACGCTGCCAACTGATGACACAGCAGCAGAGGTAGCATTAAGACAAGGCGCTGGCTATGTTGATATGCAAGAGTCATGCTTCGGCGGTGCGCGTAAGCTGCCAACACAGTCATTGTCGTGGCCTCGCGTTGGAGCTAAAACAACATTCAAGGCAGAGGTTGCGGGCGATGCTATACCTAGTCAGCTATTCATGGCTCAAGTCGCCGCTGCTGCTGAATACGGCGCAGGCGTAGACGTTAGAGCAACTGACGACGGAAAGGCCATTGCAAGTGAGGAAGTTACTGGCGCGGTTGCTGTGTCATACTTTAACAATGGCAAAACTGGTAACGCTGTAGTCATTACCAAGGCCATGGATGCGCTGAAAACGCTAATGGTGGCTTGCTCAAATGGTTTTGAATTTAGGGTTTATCGATGAAAACTAAGACAGAGCTATTCGCGTTAATAAATGCAAACATCCCAGATAATACCAATGGGTTAATCACACCAACAAAACTTCGAGAGGTTGAAACTCAATCTGCCGACTCTGCGCTTAACGTTGCAGAAACAAGTGCTCAAACTGTTGTAGGCTCGTGTGATTTTACTGGCGGATTAAAAAAAGGCGGCAATAATGTAATTATTGGTGCGCGTGAAGTTGAAGTATTACGGGCGCATTCATTAGCTGCAAGTCAGCTACCGACAGCACTAGGCTCTGCATTACAAGTTGAGTTTGGAGCATTGCAGGCTGGAGCTTATTTATCACTTGCGGCTAATGGGGCAGTTACTTGCAATATCTCTGGCACATACGCTTTCAGACTTAAGTTGCAAAAAGGTCGCTCAGGAGCAAGTGGCACAAGTATATTGCTATCACGAATCTTAGTTGATGGCGCTCAAGTTGGCGTTAGTGCGGCTGCAAAAATGACTTCCGCTGACCCAATATATATTGTCGAGTCAAAAGTAACCTTGGCGCTAACTGCTGGCGATGTGCTTACGCTTCAAATAATCAGGGATAGCTCAGGCGTAAACTTTGGCGGACTATATGCGGTCACTTCAGCTGATGGATGGAACATTGCTCCTTCTGCGCTGCTAGTAGCATCAAGAATCGAGGGAGTTGTGTAATGTCATTCGCAACTAGAATGCAAGGAGTGGCAAGTAAGCTGCTTGATAAGTTTGATGAGTCTAAAGTTAGGCTTAAATTAATCAAGTCTGCTGGCGATCCAGTTTGGGATGAAACCTTGGCTGAAATGGTGCTGCAAGAATCTGAGCAATTCGATTTAGTTGGTGTAACAACACAATTCAGTGCGTCCATGATCAACGGAACCACAATACAAGCTGGTGACGTTATGGTGACTGCTAAAGTTAATCCGTTAATCGAAAATATCAGCGTTCAGGATAAAGTGCTTATTGATGGCGTTCAGTGGTCGATTACTCAAGAGCCAAAAGTCGATTACACTGGCTTAACTATTTGTTATAAAATTCACTGTAGGAAATAGCATGGACTTTGGCGGGCAAGTCGCAGCGTTTGCAAAGAAAGCTAACATGAGCATTGATCGCACTATGCGCGGAGTTTCGATTAAGCTATTCAGCTCAGTGATTAAATCAAGCCCTGTAGATTCAGGCAGGTTTCGCGCTAACTGGCAAGCAAGCGGTAAGTCTCCTGCCACTGGTGAGGTTTCAGGATTTGTTAATCCTACAGCAACGGTTATCACAACGGTTAACGGTCAGCGTGTAGCTGATGAGTTCACGCTATCAAATAACCTTCCATACGCTGCAAAACTTGAATATGGCGGATATGGTGGTTACGGGCCCAATACTATAGGCGGATTCTCAAAGCAGGCGCCACAGGGAATGGTAAGGGTTAACGTGGCCAGATTTCAGCGACTACTTGATGAAGCAGCGAGAGAGAATAGATAATGGCAGAAGGTATAACGGAATCGATTCAGAAAGCCTTAGATACTGCATTAACGGATTTTGGAGTTGCAAACAGTATCATTGTTGCGCTTGAGAATATAAACGCCCCAACCAACACGGCAACTCCTTACCTGGCTGGATTTTTACTGCCAGCGCCCGTTGAGGATGCTGACCTATATTTCACAGACAGGCGAAGCGGTATTTATCAGATTGACGTAAACTATGCCTCGCATATTGGCAGTGCACCTATCAACAAAATGACAGACCTGCTTAATTTAGCATTTAAACCAAGCGAAGTATTTAAGCACTCAGGCTTATGCGTTGAGGTTACAAACTTTTCACCAGAAAGACTAATTGTAGAAAACGGATGGGCGACAAGGCCGATCTCAATAACTTGGCACACTTACACAGAGAGGCTTTAATTTATGACAACCCCATATAAAGGCGCGACAGTTGCGCAATTCTATGTTGCTGAAACAGTAGCTGGCGAAACGCCGCTTAACCCTGCGTGGAAACCGTTACGCACAGTTTCTGGCATCCCATCAATCACTCGCGAGTCGCTTATTTCTAACGAGCTAAACGCTAGTCGAGAAGTGAGCTCAGTGCGTACCGGTAACGAGC